TAGATGGCCAGTCTGCACCAACGGGTAGCTAAGCCTCTTACACGAGGAGTGCCTATAACGCGAGGAGCGGCGCCTTTCCTAGGCGCACAAGGTTGTGAAAGCGAAACTGTAAACGCGCGCACGTTTCAACAGTAGCCAGTCACTTGTCAGCGGAAAAATCGGGAGACTAGGGACCCCGACCCGGGGAGTACGAGGTTGGCGACAGCTGGTGGCATATCGCGCAGCCTCGTAGGCCCAATTGGGGGCGGCGGCCGACAAGACCCCGACGATCTCATCCATGGTGTTACGAGACTTCGACCCGCTGGCCGAAGGGGCGATCACGCCCTCAGAAGGCGTGGGGCGCCACTCGTAAACGACGGTGGCTCGGACCTTGATAGTACCGCTACCAAGACCGCGCCACAGAATGGCGACAGCACCCCGCTGCCCAGTAGTCTGGGTGGTGCCTGCGTAGGCGAAGTCGCCATCAAGGATGCCAGGAGCCCATTTGACTTCGATGGGCTGGGAATCCGGCATGCGGGACTCGAGCGGAAAGCTGCCGGCGATGGCGTCGGCAGTGTTGCCCGAGAAGCCTATCGACTCGTTGCCGTTAATCTGCGAGCGGTTGATGACGCCGGCCCGGTTGAGCTCGGTGCCGGTGTACATCAGCTGCAGGCAGGCGGCGACGGGGCGCGCTTCCTGGGCGACACCGGCGAGGAACCCGCTGCCGGGCCCGGGGGTGTAGGTGCCAGCCAGGGTGGAACCAGAGGAGGACCCCGTGGCGTAAACGACAGCGGATGTGGTCGCGCCCGTGCCCCAGCAGCCAGGTACAAGGGCAATGTAGCCAGAGTCCTGGGTGAAGCTGGCGTCAAAGGTAGCGCGGGTCAGGTAACCGGCGCCGGTACCCATGTAGACGGGGGCGGCCAAGGGGGCCGCGCAGGGGTCATTGAGGAGCCGCGCGTACGCCGCACCGGCCGCGTCAAGTGACGCAAACCGGGGGACAGAACGGCGGGCCTGAACGACAGCCTTGCGGGCGGGGTTGGCCGAAGGAGGCTTCGGCCGTTTGGTCGCGAGGCGAGGCTTACGCCTCATAACCTGCGGCATGTCGGATTGCGTTTCACCGACTGAACTCTCTCCGGTTCGTATAGAGCCGGCAAGCAGACCCCGGGTTCGGGGTCTTAGAAGTCGCGGGGCGTGGCGTACCCTCCCTCGATAGCCGATTCGAGGTAGTACTGCCGGTCATAGGGCACTCCGGCACGCGCGTAGAGCTCCCTCGCTTTGGGGCAGGGCTCAGAGGCGCGGGCGCGGAGGCCGTAAATGCCGGCCAGTACATTGGCATACGCCCAGTAGACCGGTACGCGGTCGTACTTGTCTAGGACCGACTGGGCTTTCGCCCGGCACAGCCCATAGATCTTACGGTACGGCCATCCGTCCGTGCCGAACTGGGCAACGATACCGGCCTTCAGCCAACCTCGTTTGTAAGAGGGTGCGAAGACGGGCTCGCCGCCAACGACGC